ATACGCCCTATGATTGAATCATTGTTCCACTTCAATATGGAGTTCGGAACGAATGAGCGAGCGAAGGGCGACCTCAAGGTCGTAGCTCGCGGTAGCACCGCACTTGTGCAGAAAGAAGTGCAGAGCCAGAGACTTCTTCAATTCCTCTCTCTGGTTTCAAATCCCATGGACTCTCAGCTAGTAGATCGAGGCAAGCTCCTGCGTGACATCGCGCAGAGCATGGACATCGATCCTGCTGACGTTATCAAGTCTGAGGAACAGCTAATTGCCGAGCAACAAGCGTTATTACAGCAACAGCAAATGCTCGCCGCGTCAGGCGCGGGCGATCAAGGTTTTAGCCCTGACGGAGGAATGGCCCCTCCTAATGGAGTTGCTGGCGGGGCGATTGGCTGACGCTCAGACCAAATTAGAGTCTGCGGATAAAAACGATTTTAGGTTCGAGCAGGGTCGCGTGGCTGAGCTGCGTGACGTGCTTGAGCTAGAACAAGCCGCTGAAGCGGTTATCGAAGCAGAGCGGTCGTTGAAGATACGACCCCCAAGCATCGACTGACGGACACCCTTAATAGGAACCGGAAGATGAAAGTAGATCCAGCAAAACTTGAAGCGGAAGCACAGGAGTTAATGGCCCAACTGAAAGGTGAAGTTCCGGCCCCTCAAGAAGAGGAAACGCCAGAGGAAGTTCAGCAGGAGGTTGAGGCAGAGGCACCCGAAGAGCCAACGGATACTGCCGGAGAACCTGTCGAGGCTCCCGTCGAAGACGAACGCGGCGAATTGTCTGAGACGGAGTTAGCCCTGAAAAAGGCTGACGAACGCTACAAGAATGCGCAAAGGAAGATGACTCAGGCAACAACTGAGGCTAAAGAGCTGCGACGTTTGCACGAGCAGACAATGGCTGAGTTGAGCAACCTGAAGCGTCAGCTTGCAGAGAAAGACGTCGATCTGGAGAAGTTGAAGCAGGTCAGGGAAGAGTACCCAGACTTAGCGGCACCAATTCTGGATCAGATGGAAAGGACGCAAGCACAAGTTGCCGAAACCAATGCCGAGCTTGAACAACTCCGGCAGATGAGAGATCAAGAGGCTCACGCCAAAGCGCAAGAGCAGCACATGACTCTCATTAGGGAAGCTCACCCTGACCTCGACAACATCGTTGAGTCAGGAGACTGGGCTGACTGGCTGGAGGTACAGAACGACGAGATGCATCGCTACGCTGAGAGAGGCTCAGTGCCTGAAGTGATCTATCTGTTGAACAAGTTCAAGAGCGATATGGGATTCGGACAACCGACGCCGCAAGAGAAGGCGCTCGATAAGGCGAAAGCTGTGGCAGAGCCAAAGCTCCCGAAATCGAGAAAGCCTGATACTGGTGCCGGACAAAAAATCTGGTCTCGGGCGGAAATCAATGCGATGTCGCTGAAAGATTTTGAAGCGAACCAAGAAGCAGTGATGGAAGCGTGGAGGCAAGACCGAATCCGGCGTTAATACAACTCTTGCATAGAGGTATTTAACGATGGCTATTGGTGCATCTGGCTCTGGCGCGGCGTTTACTTACGCTGCCAATCAGGGCGGCTTCATCCCAGAAGTCTTTTCAAAACTGTTGCAGGCTAAGTTCTACAGCTCGTCTGTACTTCCTGCTATTTCTAACACCGACTACGAAGGCGAGATCTCTGGTCAGGGCGACAAGGTACACATTCGTACCGTGCCCGCAGTAAGCATTGCCGACTACACTGGTACTGTCAGCTACGCTGATTTGACCACCAGCACGGTCGAGCTGCTTATCGATCAGGCTAAGAGCTATGCGTTCAAGATCGACGACGTTCTGTCTGCACAGGGCGACATCGATATGCTGGCAGAGGCTTCCAAGGATGCCGCTGAGCAAATGCGTATCGCAGTCGAGACTGACGTTCTGGCTAACGTCGTAACTGGCGCAACCACTATCGGTGCTCAGACTACGATCACGTCTAGCAACATTCTCGCTAGCATCCTTGACATTGCTAAGGAGCTGGACGAGTTGAACATCCCTGAAGAGGGTCGCTTCATCGTTCTGCCTCCCAGCATGATCTCTCTGCTCAAGCAGAGCGAGCTGCGTCAAGCGTACTTGACTGGTGATGCGACTTCGCCTCTCCGTAACGGTCAGGTGGGTACGGTAGACCGCTTTAAGGTTTTCCAGAGCAACCTGCTCTACACCCCATCTACAGGTACTGATGCTACCTACACCCACGTCCTCGCGGGTCACCCCAAGGCAATCACGTTCGCCTCTCAGTTCACCAACACTGAGACCGTTCGCCTTGAGAGCACCTTCGGCGACGGCGTTCGTGGTCTGAAAGTTTACGGTCGCAAGGTCGTAACTCCTGACTGCCTCGCTGTAGGTAAGTGGAAGGTCTAAGGACTGACGGGGGAGGGTTTCCTCCCCCTTTTCTTCTTACTGGAGATTAGCGTGGAAGAAGCACGAACCGAGAAGGACGACCTGTACATCGAAGCTAAAGAGAAATTCGACGTCACTCTTGACCGTCGCATGACTCTTGATGCGATGCAGGATCAGGTAAATCGGCTCCGAAAAAACGGCAAGGAGCCTGAGAAAGTTTTGCCGAAACGAATTCCTAAAACTCTTCGCAACATTGTCACTGGAGTCGAGTGGCCGTACAGCGAAGGCTTTGCAAACAATCCAGACCTCGAAGTGATCGAGTGGGAGCCTGTAGATGGCAACGACTAAGGTAGCAACTTTAATAGATACAGCAGGGATAATCCTTCAGGACACGTCCCAAGTTCGCTTTCCTCAAGCGGAGTTGCTGACGTTTCTAAACGACGGGCAAAGAGAGATCGTCCTGCACAGACCGGATGCAAAGACGGTAAATGGAACTATGACGTGCGTTGCTGGTAGCAAGCAGTCAATTCCAACTACCGGCCTTCGCCTGATTGATGTCGTTCGCAACGATGGCGGTCGTGCGATCACTCAGATTGATCGCAAGATCTTGGATGAAACTCTGCCGGACTGGCACAACACTGCGGCGGACGCCACTAAGAAGGTCGAGCATTTTGTTTACGATCCGGCTGACCCAAAGAACTTCTACGTTTATCCGAATGCTACTACCAGCATGGATATTGAGATCATTTACAGCACAGCACCAGCAGACCTGACCTACTCGGCCACTCAAGTTATTAGCTTGGATGACATTTATGCGAATGCGATATTGGACTATATGCTGTACCGCGCATACCAGAAAGACAGCGAGTACGCAGGAAATGCCGAGCGCTCGATGATGCACTATCAGTCATTTGCTAATGGCTTAGGCATCAAAACACGCGCTGACGCTGCAACAGATCCCAGACCCAACAATCCTGATCGAAACGAACAAAGGGCGTAATAGTGCGCTATCTGGAGATTGCGGAGTACGTCAGGCCAGAGGCTCATGGAGCGCCTGACTTTTTGATTGAGCGAGCGCTTCGAGAGTCAGCGGTAGAGTTCTGCGTCAAAACAGATATCTATCGACCCGACCCTGAAGACTTTCTCGTAATCCCCAACATTACAGAGTACGAAGTCACGATCCCTACAGGGACAGAACTGAATCACATAATTGATATTTATCGAAACAGACAGACTCTCTCGCCGGTTTCATACACGCGCCTATTAGAGGTAACTGGTGACGGAACCCAGAAAGCAAAGCCAAGGTATTACTCACAGAGAGATAACACAGTTTTCTATCTTGGCCCGACGCCTTCTGAGCGAGAAACGCTCAAGGTTCTGTATTCAGTAAAGCCGTCTCCGTCATCGACCAGCATTCCCGACACGATTGGGGAGGAATACAAAGAGCCGCTTGTTCACGGCGCGATATACCGCCTGCAAATGATGGTTAGTCAGCCATGGTCAAACATGGGTGCTGCTCAATCAAACAAAGCGCTGTTCGACCAGCGGGTAGGGCAGGTGACTCGCGAAGTGAAATACGGATACAGCGGCGGATCCCTAACTGTTAAATCGAGGGCGTTTATCTAATGGCGTACTCCGACACTCTAGAGTTGGTTCAGGGCGACACGCTTCCGCGTGTTGTGATCACCCTCAAGGACGCATCTGAGGCGGCAACCGGCCAGACGCTAGACCCAGAAGACTCTTCTACGTGGGCACCCATTGACCTCAATGGCGCAACTGTGCGCTTGCGGATCAGGGAGATCGGCGCGTCCACAGTCAAAGCGACACTCACCATGACGGTGACTGATGCTGAAAACGGCATAGCGAGCACTGACTTTCCGACCGGAACTCTTGATACGGCAGGTGTTTTTGAGGCTGAGATCGAGGCTACGTTTCAGGGCGGAGAAATTCAGACCGTCAACGATCTGCTGAAGCTTAAAGTGAGAGAAGCCTTCGGATGATTCGAGCGAGCATACAACGTGCTTTGCTCAAGGCCATGGCGGCTCAAGGCAAGCTATCCGTATCTGATGTTGAGGTCAGCAATCTAGTTGCGACCAACGTGCATCTGGATTCTGGTTCGCTACTTGTTGGCCTTATTAGGGCCTTCTTTGAAAGCCCTGAGTTTGATGACGCTATTGCATTTGCCGTAGAAAAAGCCATCGCAGACTCGGCAGGCAGTTCCGATCTTTATGCCGCGCACCTGTTCAAGAACGTGTCCGATGTGGTTTCGATGGGGACCGTTTCCGACTCAATCAGCACTGAGTTCGGCAAAGGCCTTTCAGAAGCGCCAAGCATTTCTGAGGCTCTGACTTACGATGCCTCTAAGGCGCTGTCAGATGCAGGTTCTTTGTCAGATGTTCCTGCAAAGGCTGTTAGCCGACCTGTATCAGACACGTTCACCAGCTCTGACGCTCACGTAACTACTTTCGGGAAGAACCCGAGCGAAACACCAGCTATTACGGACGCGCAAGTATTTACGGTAGGCAAGGGTTTGTCAGATGCCGCAGGTATTAGTGAAACTTTTGTTAGGGCTATTGCTTACAACCGATCATTCTCTGACTCGGTATCGGTCAGCGACATCATCTCGAATACGATGATTGATGGCCTCGACCGTGAGCAGCAAAACACGGCGGGCGTCACGGACGTAGCCGCTTTGGGTTACAGCAAGCACCTGTCAGAGACTTCGTCTGCGACAGATGTGTATGTTTCTTCGTTTAGCAAGCCTGTCAGCGAAGCGCCTTCTGTATCAGAGCAAATAGGAAAGTCGGTTGATACATCGAAGTCAGACAGCGCTGGCATCACGGATAGCCCGCTGTTTGAGTTTGGCAAGGGCTTTAGCGAGCAGCCTAGCGTTTCAGAGAACGCCGCGCTGGCCCTGTTTCTTGTTAAGACGGAAACGCCTTCAGTCACCGACACGTTTGCTAAGTCTATTTCTAAAGTCATTGCCGACACTGCTGACATTTCGGATGCGTTCGCTCTTGTTGAAGACAACATTCTCAGCCCAAGCAACACAGCTAATGCATCTGATAGCGCCGCTATTTCAGTCGGTGCTAGCAAGTCAAACACCTTCGATGCAGCCGACGCTTACGCTGCTGCGTTTTCAAAGAATCTAGAAGACCCCGCTAATTGCTCCGACACGGGCGTTCTTCTGGCTCAGGGCTACGTCAGTAGCACTGACTATTTCAGCGACGACTTTGTCGGAGTCAAACGAACCTTAACCTAAAGGATATAAGCCATGATCATCGATGGACTGAAAGCGAAGGGAACACTGGACATTGTAGTTCGTGGCCCTGACGGAAATATCAAAGACGAGAAGAAGGTTGAAAACCTGATCGTCGATACTGGACTGGACTACATTGCATCTCGCATGAGCGGTACGAGCGAGAACGTAATGAGCCACATGGCAGTGGGCACTGGCTCTACTGCTGCGGCGGCTGGCGATACCACTCTTGGTACTGAGCTGGACCGCAACGCCCTGACCAGCACCACGGTTACAGATAATGCAATCGCTTATGTCTGTAGCTGGAGCGCAGGTGACGGAACTGGTTCATTGACCGAAGCCGGTATCTTCAATGCCTCTTCAGGAGGAACCATGCTCTGCCGCACGGTCTTCGGAACTGTGACCAAGGCCGCTGACGACAGCATGACCATTACGTGGACTATAACGGTCTCAGCTTCCTAATATAGGAAACCACGATGGCAACCATTGTCACTCGTAGTGGAAAGGGTTCACCTCTGACTAACACAGAGGTGGACTCTAATTTCACTAACCTGAATACAGACAAGATCGAGGACGCTCCATCTGACGGAACTACCTATGCCCGTCAGTCTGGTGCGTGGGCGGCGGTCACTGCTGCTGCTGCCACGATTACAACGTCCAGCACAGCACCGTCATCTCCATCTGATGGAGACGTTTGGTATTCAGAAAGTAATGGTGTCACGTATGTGTATTACGACGACGGAACGTCTTCGCAATGGGTGGCTACTGGCGCACCAGTAAGCAGTCCAAAAGGCGCGTCTTCTTTAGCAGAATTGTCTGATGTCACCCTAAGCAATTTAGCAACGGGCGATTTTTTGGAGTACAACGGTAGTGCTTGGGTAAACCAACAGCCAAGATTTGCTCAATTCGCAGGTTCTGCTAGATCGGCTTCGGGAAGCACGACTAATACCTACGCTACATCGTTCACGGAATCTTACAACAGCGGTAGCTGGGTAACCGATTCATCTGGGGTATTTAGCTTTTCTGAGACGGGGAAGTGGGTAGTCCGATTAACCTCTACGCTTTATTTCTCTTCCAGCTCTAATAACACCCTCTACAGCAGAATAGAGAAAAGCACCAACAGCGGATCAAGTTTTTCTACTGTAACTGCGACCGGCTTGACAGCAATTCGTTATAGCTCCACCGGAACC